CGTTTAATATCAATTTAAAAATAGTAAGAAAAAAATAATTTAAAATTATAAGAAAAATTTTAATTTTATAAAAACATAAACATTTTTATGAAATTTTCAATATTTTTATGAAAATAATAATATATTAAAAATAAATATGAAAATCATTTGATAATAATGGATAATGCTGTAATTCATAAATCAAAAATAATTAAAAATATAATAGAAAATAGTAACAATGAATTATTATATTCTGTCCCATATCATCCAGAAACAAACGCAATAGAAGAATTTTTTAGTCAATTAAAACATTATATAAAAAAAGAAAGTCCAAATACATATGATGATATTGATAAAGTAATAAAAGACACAATATTAACTAAAATAAAAAAAGAAAATCTAAAAAACTATTTGAAACATAGTTTTAAGGTTTATAAATAATATATTTTTATATACAATTTATATTAAATTTTGTCTCATTTATCTTTTCGGTCGGTGTAATATATTTTATTATAATATATGAAACCAAATAATGAAAATAATAATTCATGTCCAATAAAACCAATGAAGATTAAAACTGAAAAACAAGCAATAAAAAATAAAGTTGGTACATTTTATCATCCAACTGAAACAATATATAAAACAGAGAAACCAGGAAAAACTAAAATTCTTCCATCTATTAAAAATAAAGGTTTATTGGAAAAATATGGTTATTCTACAAAATTATCTTCTTCTAAAAGATTTACAGCATTGTTAAAAGCAGCGAAAGATTTATCATATCGTTCAGTTGTTGCCAGAATTAACTTAATTAGAACTTTATCAGAATCTAATAAAAAATTATTTGAAATTTATTCAAAAGATTTAGATAATATGAAAAAATGGAGAAAAGAACATCCTGATTTGTATAAGAAAAAACAATAAATTTATCCAGTTTAATATGTAAATCTAGGTTTCTTCACAAGGAAGGTACTAGGTTTCCTCACTAACAAACCATATTTTTTCGTTATCCGATAAATTTTTATATCTAAAAAATATTTCTAAATCTTCACATAAGAAATCAATTTTATGTTTAAACAAAATTTCATATAAACCTAATGATTCTCGTATGCTCAATAATTTACTTACTTGAAATGTTGAGCATGTTCTTCCAGTAATAATAGAACGTTTAGATTGTTTTTTATTTTTTGTAAAAATTTCTTCTTCTAAAGATTTATCAATAATTTTAAATTTTCTTTTATTTTTAATTATTTCAATTTGACCATATATAATATTTTTTGGTTTATATATATTTTGTTTGATTATATTTCTATATGCCTTTATTTTTAATATAATATCTTTAGAGCATAAAATAAACTTTATATTATTTAATTTTATATTTTTAATATTCTTTGTTTTATCAACATTATCTATAATATAATATTCATTATTAATGATATAACCTACAAAAATATTATTTTTAATTTTATGTACATCATATGAAATATCTGCATAATAATTTATTAATTTATTATTATTATTTAAATAATTTATAATATCATCAATATATTTATCTTTTGATTTTTGTAAATATTTTATCAATATATTTTTAATAAAAATATTTTTTTCAATATGTTTCAAATTATCTATAATATATCCAATCACTGCTTCAGTATATTTTTTTTTATTATCTTTTATCATCTTTATATGCATATTGTAAGTATCATTTATATTGAACAAAATATTATTGATTAAACTATTTTCATTAGTAATATTAATTTTATTTTTAGCTTCATCTACAATTTCATTATTTCTATAGTCAATTGTTATTGTTTCTAAATCAACATATTCGGGTTTAATGTTAGAAGGAAACATCCTATAAATCATTGGTATTTCATCTCTATCTAAATCAAATGGCTGAAATACATAATAATCTCCTCTATAAATAATATATCCTTTTCTACTAAATTTATCATATACAATTTCATTTCTATTATTTGCTAATTCTTCCAATGCAGTATATATAAATAATTTGTCAACATCAATAAATTTATTCAATATAGTATCTTCAATTGTTTTTAAATGGTATACTAAATTCTCTCTAAACATATATTTTATATGTTTTTTAATCAATAATATATCATTAGATGAAAAATGTAAATTATATGTATCTGTATTAATAACATATTTTTCACGAGGATTTGGTTCCCAATTACATTTATAATTACAATCTTTTTCATAATTACATACAGCACTATATGGTTTGTCAGATATTGGAATAATCAATGTTTCACCACTTGATGTTGTTTGTTTTACTTTTTCTTTGTCAGTAATAATATTAGTATTTTTAAATAAAACACAATCAACAGCAGATTCTTTCATTATTTTACTTATTTTTTTTATAATAACATCTTTGTTTTCAGAAAGACGATAATTCTTTAAATCAATACTTTCTCTTTCACTATATTTTTTATTAGATAATACTGATGCGTACTGATAAATTTCTACATTATTTTCTTCATATTTTAATAATTTATGCGAATAAGTTCTAATTGCTCTACCAATAATTTGTTCATTTCTAGATAAATTATACCAAGGTTCTAAAATATGAACTTGTCTTAACATTTTAAAATCTAAACCTTCACTAATTGCTCTAGTTCCCATAAAAACTTTTATTTCTTCTCCATACTTATTTTTACTATTACAAAATTTATTTAAAGCTTCATCTTTTTTAATTTTAACAATATCTTTTTTTTCCGCAAAGTATATCATATATTTTGCTGGTTTAAAAAGATGATAATTTTTTGATTTTTCATCATGATCTTTATGTAATTGATTTTCTCCACATAAATAACATATTTGTTTTTTTTTCCCACCACCTTTTAATTTATTTGCAGCATAATCAAGTAATTGATATTCTCCTCCTTCACTAGAACATTCACGTGTAAAACCATTTTGTTCTAACATTAATGCAAGTGGTAAAATGCCTCTTTCAATATATAATGAATAAATTAATATTAAGCCTTTTGATTTTTTAATAGTATTAAAAATACTTGAAAATTTAGTTGAATATTTAGATAAATGTTTTTCATCTGTAAATGGAGCTTCATTAATAGTATCTTTATCAAATATTGCATGTGATTGATATTTATATTTAATTATTTTTTTTTTAGAACTATCTAATATTGATGTTTTATAATATCCGCCCAAACCATTATCAAAATCAACATCAATTGAAGATTTAGAAAATGAACCAATATTCTCATTTAAAACAGGATAACAAATATTAGATATATTTGTTAAATCAGATAATATTCTCATATTTGTTTTATCTACTTCATCATCAATACTATTTAAATTGATATTGTATTCTTGATTTATTATATCTTCTATTTTACCTTCTTTTAATTTTTTTTCATAATAATATTCATATGTATTTTTTTGAATTCCTTCCATAGTACATAATACTAAATTTGTGAATTTTATTTTTTTATTTTCTTCTATTTTTTTTCCGTTCATATAATAATTAATATTTGGTATATTAGAACTCTTAGGATATATTCTAAACGGAAAAATAAATGGTTTTTCTGCTCTAACATATGATACATAACCAGTTAATATATTTCTTAATTTTTCTTCAGCGCCTTCTTTTAATGTACCATCTTTAGCACTAAAAAAATCATTTTTGTTTATTTTTTCTCTTCCATCATTTTCTAATAATAAATTAATATAATATATTATTTCATCTGGTCTATCAAACATTGGTGTTGCACTCATTAAAATAAGTTTTATATTTTTTCCATATTTGATAATTGCTTGTAAAATAGGTTGAATATTTTTTTTTAATTCTTCTTTTTTATCAGTTTTAATATTTTGGATTTCATCTATTATAATAACCCTATTATCAAATTCATTTGATATAAATAATTTAACTTTTTCATTAACACTATTTTCATCACCTGTCCATCCACCAGAATTCTCTATAAAATAATTTGAAAAACTTCGATAACCAAAAAATTGATAATATGATTTTATTAATTTAGTTATTTCTTTTTTTTTTTGTTCATTTGTCATATATAATCCTTCTTCGCCTAAATCATATTCTTTACCTGTACATTGAACAACATCTTCTGGATTTAGTTTACGTAATTCTTCTGAAAAATTATATATTTCTTTTATAAAATTAGCTTTGATTGATGTTAATATTAATATTTTTCTGTTCATACTTTTAAGAGTTTTTTTAAAACCTTCTGCTATTGATATTGCACTACAAGTTTTACCAACTCCTGTTCCATGATAAATTAATATTCCATTATAAGGTGTTTCAGGTGATATATAATTTTTTAAAAAAATTTGATGCATATCCAATGTAAAATCTTTTTTTGTATATTCTTTTTTTTTCTCTGTTATTTTAATATCTCTAAATTCTTTTTTTAAATATATATTTTTATTAAAATCAATATCTGTTATTTCTGGATAAAACATAAAAGAGTTTTTTTTGGAATTCATTATTACTTTATATTTTGTAAAGAAAAAAATATATTTAAAGTAATATTAATTTTATTATAATATAATGGATAAAATATATCCTGAAATAAATATAGATGAAAATTTATCAATATTTTCTCAATTGAAAAAAATTAATGATAAAAAAAGTTATTGTATTAATTGTGGTAAAAATGGTCATATATCAAAAAAATGTTTATATCCAATTATAAGTATTGGAATTATATGTATTAAAATAAATAATAATGATTTAGATTTAAATACATTAATTATTTATTTAAAGAAAATACAAAATAATTATTTGTTTTCAACTGATGAAATAAATAAATTAAAAATTTTACAAAAACAAATTGAAATTTTTAACGAAAATATAAATAATAATATTGAATATTTATTAATAAAAAGAAAGAATAGTTTAAATTATGTTGAATTTATAAGAGGTAAATATGATGTATATAATTTAAATTATTTAATAAAAAGTTTTAATTTTATTACAAACGATGAAAAAATAATGATTCAAAATTATAATTTTGAATACTTATGGATTGATTTATGGGGAAATAATGTAAATTATAATAGTACAGAATATAAAGAATCTTATGAAAAATTTAACTTGTTAAAAAAAGGATTTTATATTACACAAAGTGAAATTAATATATTTATATCGGTTGATATATTAATTAATAATTCTGTATATAATTTTAATGAACCTGAATGGGGATATCCAAAGGGTCGTAGAAATATGAAAGAAAAAAATATAGATTGTGCATTAAGAGAATTTGAAGAAGAAACTTTAATAAAAATAAATAATATAAATATTATAAATATATCACCATTAGAAGAAACATATATTGCTTCAAATGGGTTAAAATATAGACATATATATTATATTTCACAAATTAAAAATAATAATATTGAATTAAAAATAGATCTTGAAAATACTAATCAAAGAACAGAAGTAAGTGATATAAAATGGTTTAAATTTGAAGATGCTATTAAAATATTAAGAGATTATAACATTGAAAAAAAAAATGTTTTAGTAAATTTACATTATAATATAAAATATATTATTGATAATTTAATAAATAATATTAAAAATAAATTTTAATTTTTTTTATGTTTTTTTATTGTAATTATTAAATTTACCAATAATAAAATTAAAAAAAATATAAATAAATAATATATAATATTTTTATAAAAAAATATTGAATTATATTCTGATTTTTCAATAATTTTTTCTTGACTTCCATCTAAAATTATTTTTTTACCATATGCATCTTCATATTTTTTAATAACATTATCATATGATAATATTTTTTTACCTGTTTCACCATTAACCATATTATGTAAATCAATAACCCAATATACTAAACTTTGTCTATTATGTAAATGTTGATCGATTGGAATTTCATTTAAATGTCTTATATAATTTTTTTTACATATTGAACATGGAATAACATTTTTCAGACTATTAAAAAAATTTCTATAATTATCTTTATCATCCTGTGTTGGTTTTAATGGATAATTAAATGTCATTGTATGTAATGAAAACCATAAATGTGGACCCCATATATTTTGATTCATATTTGTTATTATATAAGAAAATATTAAAATAATAATTAAAAATAAATAATATTTAATTTATCTTAAAAAAAAAATCTTGACTTTAATTATATAATGGATAATATGAAAAATATTAAAAAAACCTGGTTAGCATCTTTATCTTTTTTAGATAATAATATTATTTATTCAATTATAGTTGTAATTTTAGTATTATATTCATCTACTATTTTTGATAATATTAATGCATTTATTGGAAATATTTTTAATTTTAGTTTATTAAAATTATTAGGTCTTCTTCTAATTATTTATGTTGGATATAAAGATACTACTATTGCTATTTTATTAGCTGTTTCATATGTAATTACAATTAGTTATATGGTAAATAATGAAACTTTTGCAATGCCTCCTAGTAATGAAACACAACATGAAATGAGACAAAAAAGACATGAAATGAATTATGAAGAGCATCATGATATGAAAAAAGATATGAAGTATTATGATATGAAAAAAGATATGAAACATAATATGAAAGATATGAAAGATATGAAATATGATATGAAAGATATGAAATATGATATGAAAGATATGAAGCATGATATGAACCATGATATGAACCATGATATGAACCATGATATGAACCATGATATGAATCATGATATGAACCATGATATGAATAGTAATCCTATGAAATCTGAAAAAAGTGTAGAACATTTTTTCCCTACTGATAATAATAATACCGGTGATTCTTTTTACATGAAATCAAAAAATACCAATAATATGAATCAAATGAATCAAATGAATCAAATGAATCAAATGAATCAACCTATGAAAGGAAATCAATCTTGTTCATACACACCTCAATTTGAAACAATTAGTGATCCTTGTTTAGCAACAGCAACATTCCAAAATGAATTAAATGCACAAGGTTTAAACAGTCCTGAAGGATTTGATATGTCTATGGCTGGTAGTCCACTTTAATTTTTTTAATTTTTTTTAAATTTATATATATTAAATCATTTGATTTAATATATAATAATATTATATATGATACTAATTTGTCCACCTGCAATGATTTATCTTGTATTAGGAATAATCGCTATATTAGTAATGGCTTATCAAGAACATGATATTATTGGTATTTTATGTAAAATTGTATTTGTTGGTTTATGGACATGGTTATTAAATTATTTATGTTCAATCGGACATAGTGGTGTTTCATGGATATTATTATTACTTCCATTTGTTTTATTTGGATTAATAATATTTTTTATTTGGTGGCATATAAAGAAATTAAAAGATTCTGATACATAAACTATTTACAATAAATATGTTTTTACAGAAAAGAGTTGGAGCTTTAGCGTATATTCCTTCGTAAACTCCAGAATATAGTTCTTTATCTACGCATAAATGCTCCGATAAATTCATTGTAGATTCATCGCTATTTTCCGGAGTTTACGAAGGAAAAATATAAGTTTATGAAATAAAATATATATAATATTTTAAGCAGATACACTATTTATTTTATTATTTAATCTTTTTTTTGCATTTTCTGATGTTATTTTATATTGTGATATTTTATCTTTAAGTTTTAATTCTTCTTTTTTTTGAATTTCAATATTATGTACTGAATTATTAGAATTTCTTTCTTCCAAATTTTGACTTAATTCAGTATTACCAATATTTTTTTGTTCTATTTGTTCTTGTCTTCTATTTTGATTTAAACCAGAATTATTATTTAATCTGTTTTGACCAACATTTCCTCTATTAAAGTTTTCTTCTCCAAATTGTCCTTGTTCTTGTCCTTGTATTTGTCTTCTATTTTGATTT